AATATTTTATAAAAAGATTGAAATAATTATTAATAGGTATATATTAACACCTAGCAACACAATTTATTAACAAGAAACTATAAGGAAACTAAAATGAAACTTCAAACTAAAAACTTCTCATTCGTAGCCAAACTTAATGGGTATGAAAATCATACTGACGCTAATGGCGTTATCCGTTGGAATTCTAACAACTCTGTCCCACCACGCGATATTCTTGAATTAGCTTATCTTGATGGCAAAATTTCAGAACAAACACTTACAATTAGCCTTGCAACAAAATCTGAAGAAGATGATGCATTTTTAAAGGGCTATATTGCAATGCGTCAAAAAAATGGATATTCAGAAGAAGAACTTTGTGATATAAATGCAAACTTCGATCCAAGTGAAACAGTTGTTGATGTAGTTACAGGTCAAATAATCAGGGGCGCGGTTTAATCGCCCCCTTTAACTTTAAGGAAACTAATATGAATTATACAACTATCGTAAATCCTCTTAAAACATTAAATATTCAATTTGATGTTTATGATGAAAAAAGTCGTCAATTAGGTGTAGAAATTAAAACCTATACTCATCAAAAAATAGCAAATGATTTTACTGTTGATTTAACACAAATTGATACAACTATTTATTTTGTAGCAAGTATTCATCAAACTAGAAATAACCAAACTTTTGGCGGTAGTTATGCTCGTGGATATTATAAAACACAAGCAGAAATGCAACAATGGATTGATGCAAAACTTATTAGCGTTCAAAAAACTTATGTTGAAAAATTTGCTGAAAAGGCAATTGCATAATGAAAGCACTACTAACCGCACTATTAATCGCACTCCCGATCATGGCAATCGGGGGTGAATCACCAAAGCTTCGTTATAATTGGGTTGAAAACAAATATAACTACGCACCTCAAGATGCCAAGCTTAAATACAATTGGACTGCCGACAAATACGAATTTGTTGCACCTAATTCAAAACTCAAGCATAATTCGCAAAGTGGTAATTACGAGTATGTGCAAACACAAATTGATCCTTACAAATCTGAAATAGGGGAATAACATGACAAGAAAAACAAAACAACTTATTATTTTTGCAGTTGCATTTTGGGCTTACTTTGGCTTATGGCTTTATGTCTTATTACCTTTACTAGACAATTTCTTAAAAGGGGTGTAATATGACGAAAAATCAACAAGTTACGGGGGCAAATATGTCTGACCAGCAACGAGAGATGCAACACAAGATTCATATTCAAACTATGATGAATCCTGATCCTGACTTTTTGGATTTAGAACCTCATATATCTTTGCAAGAACTAATCGAATATCATATTACTTTTAATGCTGAAGTCTTTTCTGATTTTTACGATGAGATTGAAGTTCAAAATCAAGTAAAAAATATTCTTTATGATCGTAAAGATGATAAGCTAGGTCGCATTAAAGATGTTTATGATGCGGAAATTAAAAGAATTGCAAAGTTTATAGCTGAAAATTATGAAAGAGATAGCTTTGCTAAATGGGCTTATAACGATACAATATCGCATGTAATTTAACGAAACTTTTTAGGACAAGATAAGATGAAAACTTCCGAAAGCATCAAACAGATAGCTGAAGCTTTAGTATCCGCGCAAAAAGAAATTAGATTTGCCGCTAAAGATTCTACTAACCCTCATTTTAAATCCAAGTATGCCAATATTAATTCAGTTATTGAAGCGGTTAAAAAGCCACTCAATGATAATGGTATTGCAATACTTCAATCATTAAGCCCATCAGACGACAATAAACTCCATCTAACAACTCGATTACTCCATAGTTCGGGCGAATGGATTGAGGATACTGCCGTCTGTCCTATTCAGAAACAAGATCCGCAAGGATTAGGATCAGCAATTTCTTATATCCGCCGATACTCCATATCTAGTCTTTGCGCTCTTTATGCTGATGATGACGATGGCCAATCCGCCGCGCTTAATGCCGCAGATTATCTTCAAAGAATTAATCATTCCGAAACTTTAGAGGAACTCCAGGCTAATTATAATTTTGTAATGGGTGAAGTTAAGAATGATCGCACTCTATCTAAAATGGTTATTGAAGCTAAAGACAAAAGAAAGGCAGAGCTATGATTGATGATCCTGTAATTCGTAATGTTTATGGTTATCCCATTAAAACAACTGCTAAAGAACTTATGCAAGCTGAAGCTAGGCGAACTAAAGTTGAAGCTTTAAAAAGATTTTTAGGTGATAAATATTTGTTAGCACCTTTAACCAAGAAACTAGATAAACCAATTAAATAGGAACTTAAATGGATAGAATAATTAGAGGTATAGAACAAGGCAGTCCTGAATGGATGGCTTTAAGAATAGGTAAGATTGGCGGCTCAAGGGTTGCTGATGTTTTAACTGAAGGTCGAAGTGGTGCTGAATCTTTAACTCGTAGAAAATATAAGAATGAATTGATTAGGGAAAGATTGACAGGGCGCAAGTTAGATACCTATAAAACGCCTGCAATGCAACGAGGAATCGATTTAGAACCTATGGCTAGGGCATGGTATGAAGTTAAATATAATACCTTTGTGGATCAAGTAGCAATCGTTTTACACCCATCTATTAATGGCGGTCAATGTTCGCCTGATGGTATTGTTGAAGCTACTAATTCTTTAATTGAAATCAAGATACCCAATCCTGAAAATCATTTAGATAACATCCTAACAGGCGGTAAACAATTAGAACAATATTATGACCAGGTGCAATGGCAATTAGCCTGTATGCCTGAAAAAGAATTTTGCGACCTTGTATCCTATGATCCTGAAATGCCCGATCATTTACAGGGATTCGTAAAGCGTATTTATCGAGATGATAAGTATATCCAAGCCATGCAAAATGCGGTGATCGCTTTTTTGTCTGAAATAGAAACTATCGTAAATAACTTAAAGGAAATACAAAATGGCAATAACCCATGATCTAATCGCTAAAACAGGTGAATACACTAACGCTAATGGCGAAACTAAAGCTCGCTGGACTAAAGTCGGTGTAGCAATGTCTAATAAACAAGGCGGCACTTCACTTCTTATTGAATCAATCCCTGTCAATTTTGACGGCTGGGTAACAATGAGAGAACCTCAACCTAAAGCTGAAGTAACTTCAATAAATGGATCAGATAAAGCTGACCTACCATTTTAATGATTTTCTTGAGGTTTGTTTTTAATCAATATGAAACAATGAGTTTGTAGAATGAAAATTCTATATAACTTTAGGAGCTTATTATGTGGACTAAACCTTCAGCAACAGAAATGAGATTTGGCTTTGAAGTAACTATGTATGTAATGAATAAATAATATATACATTATATATACAAATAATTAAGGGGCTTAAATGCCCCTTTTTTATTTAATGTAGTGATCGCCCGTATTGTTATTAAGACCAATCATATCAACCTTATCTTGATCCCATGATGTTGTTTCATCGGAATCATAATAGCGTTCCTCATAAAGCTTATTCTTTTTATTGCCCCAAATCTTTTCATAGTTCTCATCATACAAGCTTTTTTGTTTAAGCTTATTAGTTGATCCTTTTCCAGCTTCCGAATATTTACTCATAGTTTTCCCTTACCCAATTAGAAAAGTTAATTAATTCATCTTTATTAGCAGTAAGTTTCATAGCATTAGCTTTAAAAGATATTACCTGAATATTGCCTTTAATGTAACCTTTAGCATTATCTATGCGATCAAGGCTAGGACTTAAATCGCGATTACCATCAATTAATTTTTTAATAGGAAGTCCAAGAATAGGACATATTTCAGGAATAACTATATCGGATATTTCTATATTGAATTCAATACCTTTTTTTAAGGCACGATGTCTAGCTAATTGAAAAAGATTTTTCTCTCGGTTCTTGTCTTTCCAAGCCCTTAAATAATCTTTTGTTTTGCTTTTATCTTTTAAGGGCATTATTTTATTTTTTAAATTTAGAACGCGCCCATTCAAAAATCCTTATGCAATACCAAACTATTGATAACAACGCCGCAATAGCTGGTAAAAATTTCATAACAGTTCCTAAAACTGTAATTCCCGAAACTGTATCTAATACATGCTTCGTGTGTTCTTGCATATCCATGACTATTTCTTTCTACTAATTAATGAGATGGCGTTCGAGAGCCATAAACAAACTGTCGCTAGAAGATATATAGCAGATAGAACCATCAGATAGTAAAATAACCAAATAATTTTTATTATCGTAATAATCAGAGCCAATATCTTTGATTGTTTTATTTTGTAGAAAATCGAATATGTCATCAATGGTTTCATGGGAAGTTTGCATTTAAACTTTCTATCACTATTTCAGGACTAACAAATTTGTTAGCATCATGCTCTGTATTTTCCCACCATAAAAATTGGTTTTCAACCAAATTATTCCTATCTTTTAATAGGTTAATATTTTCAGGGTGTCCAAATATCAAAGGATCAGAAACCGACCACAATACTATACCATATTTTTGTTTATCCCAAGAAAAATGTTGAAAAAAAGAATCGCAACTTATCCATGTTTTGCATTGATCAACAAGCTTTCCAAGCTCATTAAGCGATAAGTTTTTTCTAAAGTCATCGACTAATTGTTCTTCACCTTCTATGCCTACTTGAACTATTGGCTTATCAATTAGTCTAATAAGTTCCTTCCAGTAAGGATAATTCTTTGCATTAGTTTTTCCGTTTCTCAAAGCTTTAGCATAAGGACTAATAATAATCATAGATACATTTTCCTATATGCATTTTCCAAGCTATCAGTCCATTTCCATTGCGCCATTTTTCTATAAATATTCCATTGATCTATATCACCAAATAAAGCTCTAGCTTCAGCAATTGATCTGCCTGGCACTATGTCAGGATAGCAAGTAAACACTTCCGCATTTGTAATATCAGGCATTACATGACTAAATACAATATGATCGCCCATGCCACAGTTAAGCACTACAATCTTTTTGTCTTTATAATTAAGTGTGTTTCTAAATACTAATTCATCTTGCTCATATAACTTTTGATTTGTTTCTGATCTGATACCACCATTAGGATTTTTAAGATGCCAACTA